TCCGTACTTTTGCGCAGGCTTCACAACTTAAAAAATTCTATACCAATGAAAGCAATTGATATAAGATTTAACGTTGTGCATCAAAAGAAAGGCATACTACAGCGTTTATTATTAGAAGCCAACAGATACAAGCCTTTGACATTTGAACAGGAACGCACCGCCACACGTGAACAACTTATAAATCACAATATGATGTTTGCCATAACGGTAGCGTTTAGGCATTATGTCACATCGGTTGACATCATGGATATAATTAGTGAATCAATGATAGGACTAATTAAGGCGGCCGATAAGTTTGACCGTAATAGTGAATATAAGTTTATATCATTTGCGGTTTATCAGATGCGCTCAGAAATTCAAAACTTCATAAATAGCAAACGCGATATTATACGCTATCCCGATAAGGCATATATAGTTAAACATCAGATTCGAAATATCCATGATGAAACAACTGAAAACATAGCCAAAAAAATAAAGGCTTCAGAACACTATGTCAACATGGCTAAAAATATGTTAGGCTTTGTAAGTCTTGACCATACTGATGATGATGGGAATGAGTTGTATTCGCCCGCGTCTGATTCACAAACTGATGCAATAGCTTTGCAGTCAGATAACGAAAAGGTATTTAACTACCTAATCAAATGTTTAAATGATTCCGAATACAAAGTTATTCAGCATAGATATTTAGAAGGCTTTGCCAAAGACTACAAACAGATAGGCGAAATGATAAACGTTACAGGTGAACGTGCAAGGCAATTAAATAATCAGGCATTAGACAAAATAAAAAATCAATATGCAAGAATCCAAATGGGTTAGGGAACTTATATTAAGCGGGCAACCCGATACAATTGAACTTGGCTTAATCCTTAATGATTCGTTTAATTATTTTCCGTTAACCCGTAAGTTTTACAGAAAATATAAGCGCTTAAAATTCTGGTATCCATCGCGGCACTATACAGTCTTAGTATCTGAATCGCGTTACTATTCATGGGTTGCACTATTGAACAACGAACTTAAAACCCATCGGGCTTATTTTTGGCTTGACTTTCAAGAACCAAAATATAAAACGCCGTGGCAGCATTGGCAACAACATATAAGCAATTATATTAAATGGCCTTACATGGGCCCGTTATTTAGAGGCGGCGGGCATCCTTATACATCTATGTTTGCACGCTGGCGTAATTAGACCATTTCGTTAACCTCAACGATATGGTGGTACCAACAAAACGTTAATACATTTTACCGTTAGCTAAAAACTTATCAGCCCAAACATTAACTTGTTCTGCATAGAAGTTACCTTGGTCATCGACATTAACAAGGGCAAAACCATTAGCCCATAGTTGGCGTTGAAACCTTGGCATATATGAAAAGCCTTTAGACTTTATATCAAATAAACCACCGATGTTAAACGCGGCTTTGTTTCCCGTGTGATAACATTGAACGCGGTGTGTATGTCCAAACATAACTGAGTGTTGTGTTTTATCTAAGTGCGCCTTAGCTGCATGAATTGAAGTGTAAACGCCGTGAACTATGTCTAAGTGTTTGCCTAACGTGAAATAATCGCTTTGCCAATCTGTTTTAACATCCCATCCGCGTTCATGAAGATATAGCGCCTCGCATGGGTTAATCAATGCGCCGCCGTATTTTGCATTGTCCTTTTCTTTTATGTGCCTAAAGTATCGGTCTTCATGGTTGCCAAATAAGAAATATTTTTTAGCACCTTTGAACGCGCTGTTAATATCATCAATACCCTGCAATCCATCAATATATTCATCTTGCAATGTAAGGCCCGATAAGTTAGCTAATGATTCGGCGTTATAGCTTCCTAAAGTATAAAGGTCTAAATAATCGCCTGCTAAAACAAAACCATGCAAAGTTGTTCCCATTTCACTAATAAGCCTTAATAGCTTTTGCCATAGTATCTGATTGTGAAACGGCCGATGCACATCTGAAATTACTAACCAGCGCTGCAAACTTTTGTTTTGTCGGCGCTTTTCATTTATTAGGTTTTTCCAATATTCTACTTCTTCATTAGAATGTACTTTAATTTTAGGGCGATAAATCATAGGGTTATAATTTAATATCTTGACAAAATGTATTGAGTAGGTATCTCAAATTGTCTAATAAGTCAGCCTGTCGTTCTTCACCTTTGCCTTTAATGATTCTGCGGCTGTTATCGGATTTAATACGCAAACAGTCCATACGCAAGCCCTGGCATTTATCTTCATAAATCTGAAAGTCGGGGCACATGCTTATAATTGTATTTGTTTGCACGTAACTTTCAGCGTGCAGGGGATTAGCTTTAGGTACTACAAAGAACCGCGCGGGTAACTGCAGTTCTTCCTGTATAATTTCGTAGTAGGTTTTAGAAACGCGCTGCCTACCATCGGACCTATCACCACTTGCATCGCCTGTAATCAATAGCGGAATAGTGCAGGGATAAATAGCAGTATCAGACCAACGCCCGATTTTCTTATTTGTTTCGGCAAAAATCCATTCCCTAAACGCCTGGCATGTATCATAGATTGATGCTTCACCGCGTTCTTCACTACCTATCTTAAATTCCTTTACAATATGCACGCCATAGCGATAACGTGAACGGGCCGATACATCAGGCGCTAATGTTGTTTTGCGCATAACGGCAGCTGTCATAGGAATCTTATTGAAGTCAAACGAAACGTAAATTTGTTCCGTTTCCCAATTTATTTTCTTTGATGGCTGAAATACTTTTTGTTGTATGCTTTTATCTTTTAAAACGTAAACCCATGCTTCACCTGAATAGTCAACAAATACAGATTTGTATTCCTGTTCAAACGTTAAGCGGTCAAGGTCGCGGCTTGCATCGGCTACTTCGTCAGGGTCTATATTTGGGTTATCGGTTGTTTCCATTCGAAACGTTATCCAACTATTAGAACCGTTTTCGCTTTGTGGCAAATCTATGTCATTATAACAATTCTTTTCTACATTGCCAGCCTTAGCGCCGTTTCTGCATAGTTCGTACCAATAGTTATCTTTACCCGCTGCGGTACCAATAAAAAACGCCTCACCTTTGTAGTCAGTCAAGGTAGGGCGGCTTACAGTTTTCCAATGGTATTCTAATATATGGCTGGGTATCTTTTGTGTTTCTTCATAGATAACGCGGTGATATTTACGCCCGCGCCCTTTGTCCTTTCGCCCTTCATCTCCGATAGACCAGACTTCCAAAACACCGCCGTTAAGAAACTGCATTATCTTTGAAGTTTCATCTTTATGCTTAATGATTCCGCCTTCTGATATAGTTTTGTAAGTATCTACAATCTTATTCCAGCTTTGCGCAAAGTCCTTAAAGTCATCTACAAAGATACCAACAAACTTACCTTCAAACACGGCAGGGCTTATAAGCGGTAAGGCAACCGATGTTATAAGTTCAGTTTTGCCGAACCTACGCGCGCAAACAATACAGTTAAACCTGCGCTTATTATCTAATATTCGTTTTTGCCCTGTGTGCGGCTTAAACAGTTGTATGTTTATGTTGCGCGGCACTATTTAGCTTCAGGTGGATACTGAATATTTATGTTAATGTTTTTGTCGTCTTGCGCTTCGCCCTTCGGTTCTACTATGCCATAGTTAAACCCTAACAAAAGTTTAGTAATTGCAGGATTTGATTTGCCATCTAAGCCCCTAACTACTTTGTTTGTTAGTATTTTGTGTTTCGCCCGCGCTATAAATACCGAAAATTCAGGCCTTTCGGCGTAATTCAAAAGCGTATCAGCGTCGCAATCTAAAAAATCAGCTAAGCCATAGATAGTATATGGTATTGGGTCTGGCAAATCAATTACTTCATAATAGTCACGTGTTTTTACAACTTCTTTTTTTGTACGTGATTCGCAATAATCAAAATAGGCTTCAATTTTACTTTGCAGTTCTTCGGGCGTTTTAAATAACAGTTTTCTACCTGCAATTCCTTTCATATTTTCGTTTTAAGCAACTTTTAATAAGTTTTGATATCTATACACCACTTTAATATAAAAATGCCTTAAAATGCCGTTTAAATTCGTTTTAGGACTATATCTATATTGTTATTAGTATTATTATTTATATTATTATTTATATTATTTATTATTTATATTATTATTGTTAACAGTTGTTACATTAAGTGTAACATATAAAGTATTGATAATCATAGTATGTTACATGTTTACACCTGTTACACTATATTCTACGCACATATGTATTTTTAAGTTTAACTACGCATGTGTGTATATGCGTTGTGTGTGAGAAAAACTCCGTAACGGGTGTTAACAGCGTAACAACGTTAAGAATCAAACGTTTAGGTGTTACATGCTGTGTAACCTGTGTTAACATTTCAAATAAAAAAACCGCTGCACTTGTTGAACAGCGGTTAGCGGTAAACCGCAGTTAAGGCAAAAGTAAGTATTAGTTTTCAGATTTTAAAACTTTTCGATGTGAAAATTCGATATTTGATTTTTGATAGTTTAACGGATTGCCATCTAAAAACGTCATAGTGTACTTTAAATCATGGTTTTTAAGCGGAAAAAGCAAATGATGTAATAACATGCCAGTATTGCTTATAATCCTATTTTTTTTAACATGCCATTTAAAGTTTTTGCATTTTTCGTAATCAGAATCATCGATCATAATGTAGTCAATACAAAGATTGCGTTTGAAGATTTGAAGAAGTTTCATGGGCGTATTTTTTAATAAAATCTGATTTTTTAATAATTTCACCTGCATTGTATAAACAATTAAAACCTTTATCAGGCTTTATTTCCATTTCAAAAAAAACTTCATTTTCTGTAAAATCACCTGAAAGCCCTGTTGATTCATTAGCACTTGCAGTTATCCATACAGAATTCCAATAATCAGGTGTATCAACTATTTTTTTATGAAATATAATTTTAAAATCATTAGTAAAATTTATAAATTCATTTTGTTTAAATCTAAAATAAATTAAATTACCATCATTAGTATCAATAAAAACAGGATTTTTACAAATATCAAAAAAATAAGATTTAGTTTTAAATTTTTTAGATTGTTTATATTTTATGTATTTTTCTTTTTCGATTTTTAAATAACTTAAAGTTTTAAATGTTTCAGATAAAGATTCTAAATCATAGTTAATAGATTCTTTGTAAGGTGTTTTATCAGGATATGCAACTAATTCAACTTTAAATTTGCTTGCATCTAAAACCCAAATCATTTTTTCACCATAAAATTCTTCTCTTGCTCTTATTTCTTGCGGGGTTATTGAACTATGCTGAAATTCTATAACAATACCATTATCAGTTTTAACATCAGCTATATGTTTTTCGCCTGTTTGTTCGCATTTATGTATAATTTCTCTATTTTTTTCTGGAAATTGTTTTTGCCAATTTAAATGCCATTCTGTCATAGGTTTAAACCAATTAGAACATTCATTTTTAACTTTGTGCGAAAAATGCCAAACATTTATTTCTCCTTGTTTAGCTACAACTTGACTATTGCAACATGGGCATCTTAAATCTAAATTTTCAGATTTTTTATACTCTTCTGCACTTACTTTTTTGTTATCATATAACGCGTAATTCATAACATATTTTTTAAAAAACTAAGCCCCGAAATCAATAGGGCAACCACGACCTATATCATCCAGGGCTTTAAATATCTTTTTGTTCTTTTTGTGGTTGCAGAACGTTCACAAATATAACACTTTTATTTTTCTAATTCATCATTAAACGCGGATTTTTTCAGCAAATCAGTATAATTCATGCTGCCCTTGCGGCTAACATCGCGCCCAAATATTTTGCCAAACTTTTCGGCTGCATCTTTAACGGCGTAAGTTTCGGCAGCGGGTGCAGCTTTTTGCACACCATCGGTTTTAACGGCATTCCAATCGGTTGCGCCTGCGCCTTTATCTGTTTGTATTGGTGCAGCACCTATTCCATCCTGCCACATAGCTTGGCCTGATATAGGGTTTATTACATGCAGCCTTACAGTTACTACTACTGAGTTAGCAACTATCTGTGTTGAACGTATTTCAACGTTAAAATTGCCAAAGATACGGGTTAACAGATATTCTATTTTTTCAATAGGTATATATTTGTAATCGCGAATCATTGGATGCTGAACTAACCACTTTGCAGGCGGGTCTTGGTTCAATAATACAGTTAGCGCGTTTTGCTTTAGACTGTCTTCATTTTCTACTAATAGGTCTTGAAGTGTCGGAAGTTTAGTTAGTTGTGTCATGGTTTGTTGTTATTTAACCCACGTAGGCAATGAAAGAATATGAATTTTATTATCAGTTGTATAGCCGTGAAAATTATTAGTTTCCTTGCATTTTTTAAGCGTTTCAATATCGGCTAAATATTCCTGGCGGCCGCGTTCTATTGCTTCGGGGTCAAGTTCATAAAGTTCAACATTAAACGGCGCTTCTTTTTCAACAGCTATAAATATAAACCGTTCAGCCTTTGTTAAGTCCATATAAAAAGCCGCTTGCACATGGTACCTGTAATTCCAAACAGATTTGGCAAATTCGCCGGGTGCTGAGTTAGTTGTTGTTTTAAGGTCAATGCAAACGTTATACTTTGTGTTTAAAAAATCTACTTTGCACTTCGCGTCAAGGTCTGCAATTTTACCAAATATAGGCAATTCCGCTTGGCCCTGTTCTAATAATAATGCCGCCTTCGAATGTGCTAAAACAGCGTTTCTAATATTTAGGGCTAATTCGTAATCTTTAAGCGATACAAATAATTCTTTGCCTTCTGATTCTGCCATAAAAGATTCATAAATTGCTTTACCTTCTTTTGTGCGGCGGTCGCATTCTGGCAATACGGCGTAATTATCCTGGTTAAATACAACACTATGAACTAAACTGCCTAAGTTCATGGCTGAAGTTGGCGCCTGTTTTTCACCTTCTATATAGGCTTTATAATGCGCGGGTGACTTATGTACTAAGTCTAAAAGTGATTTACTGATGTACTCAGTTTTACGGTGATACTCTTGGTTTGTCATAAATTTTAAAAATATTTTATTAAATAATAGCACAAATTTAAAAAGGTTTTTTAACTTTGCAACACAATTGAACGAAAAAATAAAAATTTATGAAAACATTTGAACAGCTATCTATTAGATGCGACATTTTAGGCATCAGTATTTCGGAACTTTGCAGGCGTGCCGATGTTGGGCGGCAAACGGTTGAATATTGGTCAAAGGTAGAACCGCAAACATTGACTATCTATTTTAAACTTATGAATGCTTTAAACCAAATCGAAAATGAACACAATACAGCTACGGCCATATCAATCGAAAAGCGTAAGCGACATAAGAGAGAGCTATAAAAGCGGTAACAAAAAAGTTCTATTTGTATTACCAACAGGCGGCGGCAAAACTGAAACGTTTATTTATATGGCATTAGAAGCAATCGGAAAAGGTAAGCGAGTTTATTTCTTAGTGCATAAAAAAAACCTTGTAAATCAGATTTCGGAACGTTGCAGGCGATACGGTTTAAAGCATGGATTTATAGCAGGCAATAGACCTAAACAGTATTATTTACCTGCGCAAGTGTGCAGCGTTCAAAGTTTAAAGAATCGGTTAAATGAAGTACCACAACCTGACTTACTTATTATTGATGAAGCACACCATGCAAACGCGGGAACATGGAAGGATATTTTAGATTTTTACGCGGATTCTGTTTATGTTTTGGGCGTTACTGCTACACCGTGGCGCGGCGATGGTCAAGGCTTAGGCGATGTGTTTTCTGATTTAGTTTTAGGCCCGTTACCTGCTGAGTTGGTTAAAATTGGTAACCTAGTGATGCCTGAATATTACAACTTCAAACCGTTGGCTGATTTTACTAAGATTAAGAAGGATAAAAACGGCGAATATAAAGCTGATGACTTGTTTAAAGAAATGGACAAACCTGCGATAACAGGAAATGCTGTTGAGGAATATAAACGATTAGCAGCGGGCGAACCTGCAATATATTCATGCGTAAATATTAAACATGCTGATAATGTAGCAGCCGCATTTAATGAAGCAGGTTTTAAAGCGGTTTCTATAAATGGAACTTTTGATGAAAATGAAGTTAAAAATATTATATCGCGGTTCGCGATTCGCGATATTCAGATTCTAACGTTTTGTGACCTTATAAGCGAAGGCACAGATATACCAGCGGTATCAGTTGTAGGAATGTTACGCCGCACTATGTCACTAAGTTTATATTTACAGATTGTAGGGCGCGGATTAAGACCGATGGAAGGCAAAGAACGCTGTTTAATACTTGACCACGTTGGCAATCAAAAACTACACGGGCATCCACTAATGACACGGGAATGGACATTAGAAGGGATGCAAAAGCGAAAACGAAAAGATACAGATGAACATATTGATAATGAATACAAAGACTGTACAGAATGCTTTAGGACTTATGAAAAAACACACGTTGCATGTCCTTACTGTGGTTTTGTTGAACCTTTAAAGGTAAGCGAAATTGAACAGGTTGCAGGCGTTGCAGTAAAAGATGAAACTACACTTGACGAACTATTGAAAGCGAAACGTACTGAGCAGGCAAAAAGCCGAACACTTGAAGACTTATGGCAGTTAAAAATTCAGCGCGGACATAAAGATAAATGGGTTTATTTTGTATTTGAAAGTAGGGTTTTAAAAGAATCGGGAACAGTTGAATACATAAATAAAAAACATGGATTGAACGCTATAAACCGCGATGACTTAAAAGCTGCTGTATTAAGAAAATGGAACGAATTTTATAAAACTAAAAAACATTGAAAATGACAAACTATTTAGAATTTTTAGAAAAGAAAATTGTGATAGCTCAGGACTATGGAACTGAGATTGACATTAAAACGCTATCACCTAAATTATTGCCACATCAACGCGATATAGTACATTGGGCTATATCAGGCGGCAGGCGTGCTATATTTGCAAGTTTTGGATTAGGTAAAACAATGATGCAACTTGAAATAGCTGTACAGGTTTCTCAAATAACTCAAAAGCCTTTTTTAATTGTTATGCC